TTCTTGTAGGGGATTTTCTTGCCATCGGCAGTGGTGGCAAAGGTGCAGAACACTGCACTTGGATGCTGCTCGATCAGCTTGACAGCAATGGCCTTTGAGTTGGTGAACTCAGTGGCCGTTGCTTTTGCTAAAATACTCATGTTGTTGATCTCGCGGTTGACGACAAGTTGTTCTCCTTCTGGAGTGATCCAGTTACCCCTGACAGTTCACGCTGTCAGGGGTTTTTCTTTGCGGGACAGCAATTCTAGTCCTTGGCCTTTTCTTTGACCAAGCTGGAAGCCGCATGCTTCTCACCGATCAGGTCTTCGCTGATCTGGATGTCCAGCTTGGCAATGGCCGATGGCGACTTGAGATCAAATGCCTGCGGGTACGACTTCAGCGCCTCGTAGGCCAAGGCGTCAGACTTCCAAAACTTGGTCTTGCGCCCTGGGCGCAGTGTCCAGCCTTGGATGGTTGACCCCTCGGTGATCTGACGCTTGGCTGACTCCAGCACTGCCTCAGACCACATCGCTGCAAGCTGGGCCAGTTCAATCATGTCGGGCGTAACGGCTGGCACTGCGACCACCTCGCCCTTGTCGGCCTGCTTCACGATGTCTGCAAACTCTTTGCGTGCGTTGTCCTGCACCTTCTGCCGCATGGACGGGCAGATGGGCTTGGCCTTGCAGTAGCGGCAAGCACTGGTGGACGGGTTGGTCGGTGCGTCATCGGTCAGCGCAAGAGTGGCAGCGGCCAGCAGGTCATGGCCGTGCTTGATGAGTTCAGCGCCTGAGACTGTCCACTTGCTGTGGCCGGCTCGGGGCTGGAAGATGTGCATGGTGCATGTAATCGTTGCAGGCGCATTCAACATGCGCATGACGCCCAGAGCGTAGGTCAGCATCTGCTTGTTGTCCTCGGCCTCGACCAGCACTCGGCCCGTCTTGAGATCGACCACATGGAGGTGGTCGCCATCGACCAGCACGGCATCAGCAGTGCCGCCAAGGGATTGGTGCAGGGTCTTGAGGCCTGCGTCCACATTGACCTCAATCATGCGCTTGCGGGGTTTTTCGACCAGCGTATTGATGAAGGTGGCGTACTCGTTGGCCATGTCAAAGTGATCGTCTGGGTGGTCTTTGGGGTTGACCGCCTCGCCGCGCAGAATGCGCTCGGATAGCTCATGGATAGCCGTGCCGATGGTAGCGGCCTCACCGGCTGGCTCATAAGGCATCTTGCTTTCCAGCCGGTAAGAGCCTGGGCAGCTCATCACCCTGTCCATGCGGGATGCTGAGAGTCGGGCGTGTTTTCTGGTTTCATGTTGCATGGTTTTCTCCCTTTAAATTAATGGTTGCTGCTTGCAGTCACTGGCGCTAATGCCGTTTACACCTTCAAATAAACTGCGCTGTGCATAGGCTTGCTCTATACGCTTGCAGGCAATGTCAAAGTATTTTGGTTCGCGCTCAATGCCCATGAACTTGCGGCCCATCTGTATGGCGGCTACGCCTGTTGTACCGCTGCCCATGAAGGGGTCTAGGATGGTTTGCGGGTCGCCAGCTTGTTGAATGCACCACTTCATCAAGGCCAGCGGTTTTTGTGTTGGGTGTGCAACCCTTTCTGCATTGGTGGCTGCAATCGTCCAATCAAAAAACTTGGCGTTAGCATCAAAGTTAGTCCATGCAAACTCACATCCAGCCATAGTTTGCACCGCATCGCGTTTAATCCATGTAAGCCAGCAGCGAGATGGTGGAAATGAAAAATAATTACCACCCCAAACAATCGCCTTGTCAGAAAGTTGACGCGCCATGTTGACAAGTTCAGCGGGTGCAACCGCATCCCAGTCTTTGCTTTCGCCCTCAAATTTTTTACCCCATGTCCCGCCTTGCAGCTTTTCAGCCAGCCCATAAGGCGGGTCAGTAATCACCGCATCCACCTTGCCCAGAGTAGGCAATATATCCATGCAGTCCCCAAGGTACAGCGTGGCATCGCCTATTTGTATTTTCATTTAATCCCCTTAAATAATCTGATTCACAATATTTTGCTTTTTCAGTACCTTGGCCAGCACATTGTGGTCGAGGCTGGCCCTGATGGTCAGCAGGTATATGACCGGCTTGACCCCTGACTTGTTGATGTTCTCCACCCTGCTGGACGCCTGCTCCAGTGCAGAGGTTGACCAGGTGCATTCGACAAAGACAATCGTGTCGGCGGCACTCAGGTCAACCCCCTCAGACATGGCCGCAATGTTGCCCACAATCACTTTGGTCTGGCCAGACTGAAATGCGGCAATGTTCTCGGTGCGCTTGGTGGACAGAGTGTCGCCCACCACCACCACCGGCTTGTGGTCTTTAAGTTCCTCGACCAGCCCATGCACCACATCCTTGTGGTGCGCGAACACCACCACCGGCTCACCGGACTCGAGCAAATCGCTGATGAATTCGGATGCCGCCTTGATCTTGCGCATGCCTGCCTCACGCATGATCTCGGCCAAGCCCTCAAAGGCCATCAGAGCGTTTGGATTGGCCACCAAGGCATCGGCATCAAAGGATTGCTCACGCTTGTCTACGGGCAGGTCAAAGGTCACCAGTGATACCTGTGGCTGCTGGTAGTCCATGAAGATGTCCTCCTTCTTCCTGCGCAGGACAAAGGGCCGCATCAGTGCTTTCAATTCGGGTATGTTGCTAGCACCTGAGACATCCAAGCCCCAAGGCGCACTCCACATCTTGGCGTAGCGTGCAGCAAAGTCAAACCAGCCGCCTCGGTAGATGCCCAGCCCGTGAAGGATGGGCCAGAGTTCGATGGGCCTGTTGGGGATGGGCGTGCCGGACAGGGCATAAACCCTATCAATCTTTTTCATCATCAGCATCGCCGCCTTAGTGCGGATAGCCTTGTTGTTTTTGAGCCTGTGGCACTCGTCAAACACCACAGTTTTAATTCCTGTAAAAGCCGTGACACTGCTCAGGATGTCGTAGTTAACGATGGTCGCGCCAGAGCAAATAATCTCTGCCGCCTGCTTCTTGCCGGTAATGACGCGCACTGGCACTGATGGGTCGAGCTTGTTGAATGCCGCCTCCCACACTGTCTTGGCAATGGCTGGGCAGACCACGATGGCCGGCAGGTGTTGCAGAGCCGCCGCTGCCGCTGGCAGGGTCTTGCCCACCCTCGGCTGGTCGGCCAGGATGGCTCGCCTCTTGTCCAGCAGGAATTGCTTGGCCTCTTCTTGGTGTGGGAACAGTTTCATCGTTTTCCTCGTTTTCAGCGGTTTATGGAATCTTGATTGTGGCTCAAAGAAAAAACACTTGCAACATTTATTTGTGCTAAAGTGCAATTGTCTGGCCGCCTTGGTCAGGCTGAAAACCTGAAAACGATCAACCAAAAGGAAACGATCAAATGTCAACAAGAGTCACAACCGGCGAGGTGCGCACCTCCTACTTCTCAGGCTTGCAGAGCCGCAAAAACGAAATGAATGGCAAGGATGAGTACAGCACTCAGATCCTCATTCCCAAGACCGACAAAGAAACGCTGGCCGCTTTGAAGGCAGCAGCCAAGGAAGCGCTGGTCGCCAAGTTCGGTGACAAAGTGCCAAAAAACATCCGCAACCCATTGCGTGATGGCGACACTGAAACTAAGACAGACGGGTCGCCACTCGGCAAAGAGTACGCCGGCCACTTCTTTTGCAATGTCAAAAGCACCGCCAAGCCTGGTGCTATTGACGCCCACGGCAATGACCTGATTGGCGCTGACGATATTGTCAGTGGCGACTATGTGCGGGTGAGTCTGAATGCCTACGCTTACAGCCAAGCTGGCAACAATGGCGTGTCTTTTGGCCTGAACAACATCTTGCTGCTCAAGAAGGGCCAGCCTCTGGGCGGCTCTAAGCCAAGTGCTGCTGATGACTTCGGCATCGGCAAGTCGGCTGCACCAGCCGCCGCTGCCGCCGAGTCCTCAGACTGGTGATTTCTGCTCAATCAGCTTGAGCAAAGCCTGCTCAAGTTGGTTGACTGAATCCCAAAGGGGCTTCACAGACCCAGACATCCAGCGGCTCACCTGCGGCTGCTGGATGCCAGCCTCACGGCATACGGCATTCATCCTGATGCCATGCTCTCTGGCCTTATCCCGAATATCTTGTACTGATTGCATAGGTGTATTTTAGCAACAACAGATCAATTTATTGACTACTATGCGAATTAGTTTATTTGATGTAAACTTCGTAACACTACTAACTCAAGGGTAACAACATGAACAAATTAAGCAATCGCGCTGATGCAGCGCTGGACTATCTGCTGTGCTTGGTGATCGGCTGCGGCTTGGCTGCGGCACTGGTGGCATGGTGGTCAGCATGAGGAAAACAACACCCCCACCAGCCCTGAACAAAATGCTTGGGGTGTATGTCCCCCTTGAATTGAAACCCTTCACTGGCCGACCAGGTGCAATGGACGCATTCAAGCTGCCGTCACTGATCGCCAATTTGCGTACATACAGAAAAGATGCGGACAAGCTATGAGCGAGCCAGTTCTTGAGCCAGCACTGGTGGCCGCCATTGAGTTCATGGACGATCTGCTGTCGCCGGAGATGTATGGCCATGCGATACCGGAAGACGCCCACACTCGGGCCTTCGTGGTGCGTGCCATGCTGCGCCGTGAGTACACCCGCAGGATGCAAGATGCGCGGTCTAAAGCCGGTCTATAGAGCCGGCATCATCCGGCTGCTGAGCATTGGCCCGTTGAGCGTGGCCGAGATCGCTGTGCGCCTGCCCTGCGCCTTGGCCACCGCATACGACAATGTCCGAGCACTGCGCAAGGCCAAGGTGGTGCGGGTGCATGGTTATGAAAAGTCCGGCAATATGACCACAGCCTTGCTGACGATGGGCAGTGAGCCAGATGCACCAAGGCCGGTGTCGTTCACAGCCGCCGAGCGTATGCGTAAAAAACGCCACAAGATGTCGGCTGACGATAAGGATTTTCTGAATGCACGCCGCCGTCAGAGGAATCGAAAGATCAAGATCGACCCACTGACAGCGGCATTTTTTGGGGGGATGCGTTAATCGCCCAGCAAGCCTGGGACAAGTTGACCAGCACTGGTGGACGCACCTGCTGCACGGGTTTGCTGCTGCAATGCACGCCTTCTCAAGTCATCCAAGACGGGCGTCAGGCTTGTCAAAAGCTGCTGCTGCTGCGTGAAACTAGGATTTAAAACGCTTCGTGCCACTTGCTCTGCAACATTCTCATTCATGCCCTGCATGCGTGGGACAAGCTGGCCCATCAAATTAAGGCCGCCACCGATAAGATCTCCGCGCATCAATTGACCACCAGCGGAAATGATTTCAGATGGTGCAGGCCCAGACAACTCAGCAATGTCCTGCCCAATTGGTGCTGTTGGCGAGCCACCCTCAATGCGTGATCGAGTGATTCCCATTTGACGCTCACGCTCAAGGTTTTTCACAAAGGATTCGTACTCTCCTTCGGAATTAAAAATGGTGCGCATACGATCACGCATTTCGCGTGAGTCCAAATACTTGTTGGCAATATCTGCTGTCTCTTTCGTAGCATAAATGTCATCACGCAAAGACTGAATTGCACCAAGTCGGTACATTTGCCGTTCTGAGTCATCAGAAAATCTGGCAAGTTCTCTGTTAATTTCTGCTGGCTTTTTCTTGAGGAACTTTGTTGACCCAGCCTCAAGAGCATCGTTCAGCAAAGACTCATCAGCAAAAGTTTTTACCGCCCGTCCATAGACAGGGACTTTTTCAGTGATCGCATTGAGCAAAGAGACGCGCAACTCATCAAGATCATTTGCTCGATTTGTTTTGCCCGACTGCCTTGCTTCATTCGCAATACCGCCAACATACTTGTATGCTTTATCCAGCATGACAATATCGTTGTCGGGCAAGTCTGCAAACTGAGGCAATCGTCTTGCATCATTGATGGCCTGTTGAATGTCTTTTGATTTCTTCAGCAAATTGTCGATGGCAAAAGAATTTACCTGACCCGCACTTCTGGCTTGCTCATACAGTGGAGCAGCCAGCAAAGATCGATTACGGATAATTTCATCAGCCACCTCCCGAATGTCACGCGCACCAACTGCCGTCAAGTCGGTGATGTCTTGTGTAATCCTTGGGCCTGCACCTCTGGCACGCTCGATGAGCATCTGGCGTGTTTCTGTTTGTGCGGATTGTGGGATTGCCATTGCACCACGGGCCAAGCGCCGCATGGACTCACCAGCGTAGTCGGCCAAGGTTTCATCTTTTACGCCCAATGCAAGGTTTCTTTGTGCCTGCTGCTGGGCCAGCGCCACTGGATCAAGACCTTCTTGCGCCAACTTCTTGGCAATAAGCTCTTGCGCTTTTCTAGCCGCATCTTGTGGCTGGGCCGGAGTGAAAGCGCTTTTAACTGCTTTACCACCCGAACTTACCGCACTGGTAACCAATGGGGTTGCACCGCCGAATACGCCACCAGTTACTGTACCCAAGCCAGCGCCTGCGGCTCTACTGCCTAATCCACCTTCAGCTCCACCAGCACCAGAGACAGCGCCAGAGGCTGCTCCATATCCAGCACCGCGCAAAGCAATGCCTCCCAAGGTTGGGACTTTAGTGGCAATGCGTGCAGTACCCGCTGCGACTGCTGGCAATGTTGCGCCGCCAGTAAATGGTGCAGCAATAAGAGCAGCCGCTGTAGGAGCCAAACCGCCGACCAGTTCACCAGCGAATGCTCGGCCAGGGTATTGCTGCTCGTACTGCTTGATGCCAGCCCTTACCCTTGCCAACTGGTCTTGATAATCTTTGTTTGATATAGACCCAGACTTCAGTGCCGCCTCAATCTCATCAGCAAAGTTGAAAGACAGACCCTGCAAAAGTGAGCGGCCAAAACCAGCATCCACAGGTGGGCCGGTTAGCTTTCTGGAACTTGCGACTGCTGCCTCAAACTTGGTCGGAGTAAAGCCTTCAGACTTAAGGTAGCCAACAACATCATTCGCAGGTGCATTTTGCTCTTGCATCCTGCGAATGTTTTCCTGCACTCTCTCGATGTTGGATATTGTTGCCATCATTAATTCCTTTTCAGAAGGTTGTATGTATCAAAAAAAGATTTTGGCTTTTTCTTTTTGTCTTCGGCGGCAGCAGCGGCAATTTGTGCCGGTGTTTGAATGCGTTGAAATGGATCAAAGACAACTTGATTCGGATCCAATCTGTTTTGTATGGCAATGCCCCTGTATCTTTCTGCGATATCTTGTTGCAATTGCCTTTGCGACTCAATCAGATTTCTTGACTGAGCGTAGAAGTCTTGTCGAATTTCATCAATCAATCCCTGTCCTGTGAGAGCTTTGTTGTATTGCGCTCTCACCCGATCTGGAACACTGCCGGCGTTTGTTGCTGTGGCCTGCTCACCCTGCATCACAGTTGAGTTTGGATCCAAAATTTTCATGTATCCATAAACCAATGAGATGTCGCCAGCCGCTGATGGATTCAAGGCCGCAGCCTCAACCTTTCTAAAAGCCTGACCCAAGTCGGTAAACGGCTTCATTTGAGTCGTGTAATCAGCCCTTAATTCTTTTTCTCTTGTATATGCTTTGCCAGTTCCAGCAATAAGTGGGACAGGGCCAGCAGTTGCCGGTGCTGCACTTGGTGCTGGCGCTGTTGCTGCTGGCGCTGTGCCTGCTGCTGGCGCCGCTGGTCGTGCTGCACCTGCGCCTGCTACTGTTGGTGCAGCAACGGGTAGGCGAGGCATGCCACCACCGCCACCGCCAACAACAAAATAACCATCTTCTGCATTTCCGACAACTTGCGGAGCCAGAGTTTTAGCAAATGATGTTCCGCTAGGAATGCTGTAAGGATCCATAAATTGAGTGCTGCCACCCCTATCAATGGAGATTCTTGGTATCAACGGAGACACACCGCTGACAATCTTGTAAGTCCCGTCATCGTAGTTCTGCACCATAACGGGCTGACCACTAGGCCCCATCACTTGCTGTGGCGCACCAGATGGTTTTGCTGCCGGTGCTACGGGTGCATCTATAACTCCACCGGTTTTGGTCATAAGGTAAAACTTACCATCTCGCCCTTGGAATGGCTGACCCACTGCTTCAGGCCGTGGGTTGAAGTTTTCTGCCATTTCTTGGTAACGCTTGGCATCTTCAGACTTGCCTTGCGCTGCATAAATGTCGGCAATTGTTCGGTACTGATTGGCCTTTAATTCATTGGCTGTTGGCTGTGGCATGGAGTCCATCAACTCAGCACGCTGAATAGTTGGGCCAAGCGGCATGCCTGGTGCAGCCAATGCGGCTTGTGCCATGTTCATGGGCTGTGGCGCAGTGGTCAGAACATCTGCAATTTGCTTTCTCAATTGCTCGGCTCGTTTAGCCTCTTCCAACTTCTGATTCAGCACCAGATCCTGCACCGAGCCAGCACGCGCCTGCTGGTAGCCCTGCTGACCTGCTTGCAGAGCCGAGCCAAGGGCTTGGCCAAGACCGATGGGGGTGGTGCTGCGGCCACTGGCTTGCAGCAATGCAGCAGCCGCTGACAGGGCTGCGTTGCGGCCCATCAGCTTGCGCTGGTCTTCACTCAGCAGCGCATCAAGACCCGTTGGCGTGCCACCCATACCGCCGCCGAAAATGCTGCCGATGTTTGAGAAGTCAAATTGCGTTGCCATTTTTGTCCCCTTAACCAAACAGACCAAGCAATGCGCCAATTGCAGCACCCGTGCCGCCGCTGACTGCGTTATTAGTAAGGCCGGCCAACTGAGAGCCAGCCAGAGCACCGCCCAAAAGACCAGCGCCACGGTTTTGTGTATACGGTGTAGATACACTGCCGCCCAAGTTGGCTGGGCTTGCACCCAAGCTGGACTGCACGATGCCAAGTTTTTGCAGGCCGATGTTGCGGATGGCATCCATCTGCTGCTGCTCCAGAGCCTGACGCGCACCGCCCAAGGCCAACACATTCTGGCCACCTTGGAGGTTTTGTCCACGGGCATACTGAGCCAACTGAGTCGCTTGACCAAAGCCTTGATTGCGCAGGTTGGCTGACAGGTCAGCGGCTTGTTTTAAGGCTGCGGCATTGGTCAGTGAAGACTGCACACCTTGGCGCGAGCCACCAAAGGCTCTGGCTTGTGTAGCGGCCTGACGATCTCTAAGGTCGGCCATCTGGCGGCTCGACTCAATATCGGCAAGGCTGCGGTCAATGACCTCTTGCTGGTACGGATTCATAAACCCGCCAATTTCCTGACCAGTGAACGGGGTCAGGGATTGGTTGACGATCTGTTCTTCACCAGCTTGGTACAAAGGATTGAATCCGGCAAACTGCTGGACAGGCAATGCCGCTGCGACACCTTGAGCCTGACCAAAGTTTGTGAGAAACGCACTCTTGATGTCAGGATCGATTGAAGTCGTTGATACTTGGTTTCCACCTTTAGACATTTTTTTCCCCTTAGCCGAGTAAAGATTTCATTTTTTTGGCAGGTATCTTGCCAGCGTTAATCATGTCCAGCAGCCCTGCGCCGTACTTCTTGACCGCTGATTTCTTGATGACATACTCGCCGATCTGCAACATGCCAGCACCGTCATCTGGGCCTGGTGGGTTAGGGCCGACAACCTTATCAACAGGGCCGCCCATGTTGTACTGGCCTTCACCAAAACTGTCACTGCCGCCGCCATCACTGTAGCCACCATAACCGCCGCCGTCTCCACCAGTATTCTGGTCTGCAACACTTTGCGCTAGCGCTGCTGCCGTGTCAGCAGCCAGTGCATCTTGCATCGACTGCATGGATTGAGCGTTCATAGCAGCATTGGCAGCCGCTGCATTAGCTGCATTCATGTCGGCAATCTCACTGGCGCGGAAACTCTCTTTTGCGGCTTGGTATGCGGCAGGGTTGACGCCCATCGTGATCAAACCTTCACGGTTATAAAGATCTGGATTCATTGCTTTTGCCAAAGCACCCAATGAAGTAAACCCCAAAGCCTTCTGGCCAAGCTGCGTGACGCTGGCCATGAACGGGTTTGCAGAGTAATAAGCAGCCCTCTCAGCATCAGTCTTGTTTGACCAATCGCTGGGGGCGGCAGGCTCAGAGCCACCGCCGCCGCCACCACCGCCAAAGCCAAGCTGGCCAATTGCTCTTGGCGCATTGCTGTACATGTTGGGGTTGTAGCCACCTTGGAAATTATTGTAGCCACCAGACACACCAGCGTATGGATTCTGAAGTAGTGGCATTCGGCCCATGATCTGCTGGTACGGGCTGACGCCCACCTGAGAGGATGGAGTAACCCCTTGGCTCTGACCAAGCAGTCTCCGCAATTCCTCAAGACTCAACATGCCGAGATTTACATCTGTTGCCATTTACAACTCCTTTGCAAGTACAGACCACTGTGGGCTGTAACCCTCGTCTTTTAAAAATGTCTTTGCCCAGCCCTTGCGGCCTGCCAAAGTCACTCTGGTGCAGCCAATCGACTTGCCCCAGGATTCGATCATTGGTCGCATC